GCCTGTATCAATGTACTTTACATACAGCGTTTTAAGATTAGGAGTTTCTGCTTCAGAGCCTGTAGCCGTAGAGATAACTACTGCAGTAGCATTAGATGTGGATCCAACAACCTGAGTCCCGACGAAATTACTAGCTGTGATAACAACATCACTTGAATCGTTATCACGTAGCTTAACAAAAGAAAGAAGCTCTATCTGAGGTTCAACCCCTGTAAGAATAGCTCCTTCTTTGAATACATGCTCGCCAAATCTATCGATCTGGTTTTGCAATATAGTCTGCATTTGAGTTAACTCACGACCCTGTACAGCTAAACCAGGACGATAGAGCACGCGATGAAAGTTCTTGCTTTCATCGAAGTCGTCATAGTAAGGATCTACGTTAAAGTTTGTAGATAATGTTACTGTGTTAGCTATGGCCATCTTTCATCCTATTAATACTGCAATGTTATTTTAATATCTTCTATTTGATCGTATGTTCTTACGGACACAACACGATTTTCCAAATACATTATGTCGCCTCTATAAGGCACTAGCTCACCGGTTGTTATGGATGATACGTTACAAGCAACTAATGAAGTATTACCTGTTAATACTTCACTTTGGAACGTTCCGTTTACACCTACTAGCTTTATGTCACCGCGAGTGTTTGTGCTATCAGTATTAGCAAAATAAACCACTCTGCCGCTAGCTCCAGACAGTGCACCATTTACCATTTCGTCCCGTTGAGGTATACCTGTGAGGTTAATTACAGATAGCCTCGTCGTTTGATCGTAGGCATTATCTACTGCATAGGCACCGTTGCTGCTCAGCACTGGATTTTTTAACATACCAATAACTCTAAAGTCATTGTTAGAAGGAAGATTGTTTCCCTCGGTACCGCTTAGTCTTACGCTTAATGTTAGATTGTGTGCATCGAGCTCATCTACAGGATCAGCGCCGTGACCGCCAGGTGGGGATATTCTCGGTGTTGCTTGAGCTCCAGTACCTGTGGCTGCTGTAATAGCAACATTAGCTTTAGAATAGTTGGCACCTATACCAACCATATTTATCTGTTTAATTTGACCCGATTGTACATTCGCGTAAGCTGTTGCTCCTGTACCATCACCTGAAACAGTTATCAAAGGACTTATATGAAATGTACTCGTTGAATTAGGTGTAATACTAAACGCCGAGCTTACAGTAAGAGCTTTAGTATCACCTACAAAGCTGCTTACTTCCCTTATTTGACCTGCTCCTAATCCTGAGGATATAAAAATTGTAGATCCTCGATAATAATTGTCTACTGAGCTCGCCCCGCTATCTATTATTACGATAGAGGAGTTTGTAACACTTTGCAAGGCCGCAGATCTTTGAATATATCCCGTGCCATTAGACGTTACATCGATTACGTGTATTGCACCATTGGCAGCTGCTTGCTGCACATCCCACTGAGCGCTACTATCATCGGCAGCCAATCTTTTTATAGGTATATAGTTAGGGGTAACAAATTTAATAGCCTCGGCAGCTGTCACTGTATACATAAACTTCCAGCTATACCCATCAGCTGTATTAAAGATAGTTGTTCCTGTACCAGTTGGCTCTACGGTAGAAGCAACACCTCTGTTGTTAAATATACATTTGTATACGTTATTAGCTTGTGTAAATACGTAGTACGATACCCCATCTTCATCAAGTAGATTATCATACTCATCGTACACTGTGCCTGTTGTCCAATTATATCTTGGTATAGAGAACGACATATCGTTAGCGGTTATTTTTTTAGCGCCAATCATATCTCGCCAAGGATCGTAGTCTACAGTCGTAGGGGCTTCGATGATCACAGGTGCAGTATCGCCATTGGGCCAGGCTTGAACACGACCAATGAAAAGATACAGATGGTCAGGTGCCGTCTCAGTAAACGCTTCTTTGAATTGAGCTGCGTTGTAAATTTTAAATCTTCTTGTTACTAAAGCAGGCATACGATTACTCTATTAATAATTATATTATTTAGGTCAGTTTGTTAACTGGTGTATAAGAACGTACTATTATTAACTAATACTAGATCACCATTACTGTAAGCAACGTTAGCCGTTACAGATAAGGTGTTAGCGTCGTCAATACTACCTACAGTCAATACAATTTCTTCACCTGAACCGTTAACGTTTGGCAAGTATAACGAAGATCCAGGATTTAAATCAGCTACGAATGCAGTACTTAAACCATCAAATATCTTGTTACCTGGCAACGCACTAATAATAATTCCGTCATACTCTGTAACTTGTAATGCTGAAAGATCCGTGATAGTATTAGCAAAGAAGTTACTAACTGTACCAGTACCTATTTGCAGTACAGATGGCGAGGAAACAACTGTTGTAGTTGGTATGTTAATGTTGTTAAATGAAACATCCAACTCTATTGTAGTTGGTATACTTAATGTAGAGGTAATTGAGGTCAGATGCATTATGGTGTCTATAGAAGACACTCCGCCAAGCACTAGCGTCGAAGATATTGAAGTAGGGGATACCGTAGGAGTAACATTAACAGGACCAAATTGCAATGTTGACGATATAGAGTCGGCAACAGCAAACTCAATAGCATAATAGATATACGTATCTGCCGAGAACGCCATAGCAGCTTCGGACTCTATACGCAGATCAGCAAATAAATTAACGCCTCCCGGATGAAGTATGCTTTTTACAATCTCTCGATAGGTATCTAAAGACTGATCAGTTCTCAACACATAAGAGAATTGTTGGTAATAATAGTTGTCCTGTAGCTTATTGTTCCAAGATACAAAACCTTTCGTATCAGTATATTTTCCATCGTAATTAGTAATACCTGTTATTCTTCCGGCTCCAGTTGCATCCTGTGCTGCCCTCGAAAGATTATTAATGGCGATAGACTCAATTCGATTATAACCTGCTCCACTATTATCTACAGAAACTGAGGTTATGGAGCCTCCTGATGATTGAGCTGCTATATTAGCATTGAACCCTTTTATGCCACCGCTGCCATCTGATATTCTTTGATCTGCAATATTATCTTGTCTAACACTTATTGTAGGTAGCTCATCGTACCCTGAGCCTCTTGTAAGAGCAACTACAGAAGATATAGTACCTACTGTGGTGTTAGATGTTGCTAATGCTGCGCTCAGCGGTGTACTTGAACTAGCAATTGATAGATTAGCGCTAATTGTCCCCGTGTTAGACGATATAAAGGTATTAGCACTAATTAGAGTGCCGCTCAGCCCGGCTATTGTATCCTCAAACGTAGGTATTACTTCCGTGTTATTAATACCGCCAACGCTGAAGTTGGCTCCCGAACCACTGCCTCCGGCTATTGATATTACGGAACCTACTGTATAGCCGCTACCACCATCAATAAGATTAGGTATAATACTGGAATCATCGACTGTTAAAACAGCGCCATTGGCATCCGTGCCAGAGGTGGCAACAAATGACACACGATCGCCTACACGATGCTCTGATCCTCCAAAATCAACAATAATATTTTGAAGAGGTCCAACTGTAGATACGATTGTTCCACTTAAACCTTCGTCGGTTGTAACAGATTCAGTATCTTGGAATGTACCTCTTACATTAATAATAAATATCTCAAAAACTTCAATGCCTAATTCAAGAGTAGCTACAACTCTATCAACTTTTGCTGTAGCACCGGACGTCGATCCGGTAATGTTCTTACCACCCAAATTGTATAGGTTGCCACTAAAAGGAGCAGATAGTTTTAGAGATGTTTCTTGAACCCAGCGACCATCAGATACACGTAGCATATCTTGGCCAGGATAGTAGAAATCAATCTCATCATCGTATAATATTCTAAAAAGGAGCTTGTATGCTTGTTCGGTACCTTTGGCTCGGTAGAGTTCTTTTATTCTCGATATCAGCAGAGCTTTGTCTGCAATAATCTCTTCAGGGAAGTCTGCTAATACTTCTCGTTGAAAGTATTTGACAAATTCTTCGTCAGTGTTATCGATGTCAGCGTAATTAAGAAGGTTTTTAGAACGGTCGGTAACCTGATTGGATGTTTCCAACCATTCATAGTATGCTCGCATGAACGCTTTGAACTTAGGACCTTCGGTATCTAAGAACTCGGGCAGCAGTTCATCTACAAGTATTGAAGACTTGTTGTTTGTTGTCATTAAAATACCGTTGAGATGACACCAGAGCCTACGACAGTCGCACTACTACCTTGGGTGCTTACGTTAGACGTTGATGAAGTTATTCTCTTGAGCTTAGTGTCGAACAGAGATATGCTTGCCTCTGTAATTGCGAGTATCTGATTTCGTATGCTAGATATGGTTCCTTCGCGAGGTACAGCGTATATCTGAAGAGCAGTACCTTGGTATCCAGAAATAATAATTTGATTAAGCGTAACAAGTCCTGTATCATAATCGACAGTACCTGCCGTCTTATTTGTATAAATTCTTATATTAGATTCGTCAAAATAGTACACTCGTACATTGCCAAAACCGTCATCATCAAAATATGAAGCAATGTTCGACTCATATGTGAACGCGCTCGACGTAATTGTCAGACCTCGGCCTGTGTGAGCTTGAGGAGTAACGCTTAAAGTAATTCCGCCCGATATATTTAACAAGCTGTTATTAAAAGGAATATTATAGGTCGTAGGTGCTGTTGTAACAGGTATAAAGTTTTTCATCATCTTGAGATCTATCTCGATGCTGGAGATAGCTTCATTGGATGGATATATCTGCCTGATTAGTTCTGAAGAGACATAATCCTTACTAAAGGACACTAGATCAGAAAGCTCATACTGCACAAGCTTATTACCTATAGTTGATACAATTGCACCTGCGGTAGATGACGTAATGTTGGGGTTGTATCTTATCCTAACGGTAGGAACAACAAACTTATATGTTGGATCTACAACTTCAGGGGTTATAGATAGTACATTTTTACTGGATAGATAATTTGTAATGTCGGTTTTTCTTGCTTGAGATATAAAAAACCCTGTGTTAGGTTTTACAGAAATAAATACCTTGCCGTATGTTGGAGGATCGTTTTCTTGGCCGCCCCATACTGAAACAGCTCCAACATCTCCAAAGTTGTTTCTTATTAATGCATCATAGTCACCCGTAGTAACCGCTCGATTCTGAGCTTGATAGTTTCTAGGGGCATTAAACTTTACAGAAGCAATACTTTCTTGCTCTGCGCCACCTGCAGCTGCAGATACTATCTGAACAGCTATATTACTATATCCATCTATAGACGTAGGTGTAGTAAACGTATTAGCACCTTGTGTTAATGCACCACTACAAATTCTATAATCGGCGACGACAATATTTCCGTTGATCAGACCCTTACCAACAGCATTATCACCAAATTTTATCTCGTACTTGCCATCAACATTTTCATTTATAAAGTAGGCGTATGTATTACCGGTAACTGCTGTAAAGTCTGTAGCATTAACCCATGTAGTCAACGAGGTGTTCGAAGAGGACTCTTGTACCTTTACAGATATGCTTCTAGTGTCTACATTTTGATTAGGTATAACATATCTCACAGGGGATGCATCGCTCACATCAAATCGATAAGTGAACGGACGGCCCTCTGTGATATCTAAATTTGTTGAATAAACACCTGAAGAGTTAGCGTTTATTACTTTAGCCTCAGGATTAACATACACATATTGTATTCCGTCAATAGTAGAATTGAACTGAGTGAGAGCTGGTATAGTAATATTATCCGGCGTATCACTAGGTACAATAGTTATATTAACAGTTGCAGTAGATCCTTGGGCTGAGAGTGGTGTATATCCTAGCATCTTAGCTCTAGATACTACATTATTACGTATCTGCGCAGAGTCAAGAAACATTTCATTACCTACCATATTTAAATAAAATGCATTCTTATATGTATTGTAGGCCAATAAATTCAACAATATCTGCATTGTAGAACTTTCGTAATTATAATCTCCGAGCTCGGTTTGATTAGATAGAAACGTCTTAAGATCGCTTTTAATACCATCAAAATCTATGCTTGTGAGCTGTAACGCGTTATTTGCAGACATTTTATCTGGTTCTCTCTATTTCTAAACCAATAGTAATGGGTCTGGCCTGGTTGGCCACAAAAAAGTTAATACTTATTTGTACTCTGTTTGAGTTTGGCGAAGCTACAACTGTAACCTCGTTAACTCTTGCTCTTGGTTCAAAGTTTTTTATTGCGGTTTTAATATCTTCTTCTATATTTACTTGCTCGATTGGATCAAAATTTTCGAATAATCTGCTACGAATATCAGCTCCAAATAACGGGTCATAAGGTCTTTCGAA